AACACCACGCCCAACAGGTTCAGTATTTGCTAAACTTGGTGCAACTGGTTCAGGTGCTGACCTAGTTATTAAAAAGTATTCAACAACCACAGCAACATTTACCACACAGGCTGCTCCATTCTACAACAAAGCAGAAAATGCACTTTATGGTTTAGACCCAGCTGGTGGTGGAAACGGTATTGCCGCTGGTACACTTTGGGTTGCTTATGATCCACTACGTACGAGCACAGGTGGTTACAAGCCATTTAATCGTAGAGTAGCAGGAAAAACAATAGTAAGTGGTACAGCAACAGCCGCAAATCCATTTACTGCTAGTGAGCAACTTAAGATTGGTGTTACAAGTATTGGCAGTGCTGTGATTACTGAATATACAGTAACATTGTCAGGTACATCACCAGCAAGTTTTGTTAGTGATATTTTAGCACTTAATATTCCAGAACTAGATATTAGTGTAAGTAGCACAAATGTTATTACATTCACTCATATCTACGGTGGTGACATTTACCTAACAGACGTATCAGGTACACCAACAGCAGATGCAGGTTTCTCAAGTAGCACAACAGGTACTATATTATATGCCAATAGTGTTCTTGCGTTGACCAACTGGGAAGCATTAACATACACATATAGTACTACTGCTCCATATCAAGCACCAGTAGATGGTACATACTGGTACTATAGTGATGCCGCTACAGTTGACATTATGATCGCTGATATAGGTGGATGGAAAGGTTATAAGAGCAGTTACTACGACGGATCAACAACTGATGCACGTGGTTATAATCTAAGTCTAACAGATGCAAATGGAGTGCAAGTCAGTGCAACTGAACCAACATTCCAGAGCGATGGTGTTAGCGCACTTGTAGCAGGTGATTTATGGTTAGACAGCAGTGACTTGGAAAACTATCCAAAACTTTATCGTTATACTGGTACTGCTTGGGGATTGATTGACAACACAGATCAAACAAGCCAGAATGGTATCTTGTTTGCAGATGCACGGTGGGATACAGATGGTACTACAGATATTATTACAGGTGCTCTACCGTCAATCACAAGTTTGTTAGCAAGTGATTACATTGACCAAGACGCACCGGACTACAGACTTTATCCACGTGGTATGCTAATGTTTAACATGCGTAGAAGTGGTTACAATGTTAAGCAGTATGTAAGCAATAAGTTTAACGCAACTGCATTCCCGACTTTGCCAGCAGTTCCTGGTGCAGGTAGCAGTTTACCAACTGTTAAGAACACATGGCAAACAGCTAGTGGATTACAAACTAGTGGTGCTATGAATGCAGGACGCAAAGCACAACGCCAAATGGTTGTGGCCGCAATGCAGAGTGCAGTTACAGCAAACACGGAGGTGCGTGAAGATCAATATAGTTTCAATATTATTACAGCACCAGGTTACGAAGAAGTAATTGATGAAATGGTTGCACTAAACAACGATCGCAAAAATACAGCGTTTGTTATTGGTGACACACCATTACGTTTAGCACCAAATGCTGTTGATATTGCTAACTGGAGTAATAATTTAGATGCTACAGGACTAGGAACTGCAGACCCATACTTGGGTGTTTACTACCCAGCTGGTCAAACTAGCGATTTGCAAGGCAACACTATTGTTGTTCCAGCAAGTCACATGGCATTGCGCACAATGATCTTTAATGACAATGTGGCATATCAGTGGTTTGCACCTGCAGGCACAAGACGTGGTCTAGTAGATAATGCTACAAGTATTGGTTATATCAACTCATCAACAGGGGAGTTTGAAACTAATAGTATTAGAGTAGGTTTACGTGACACTCTATATGAAAATAAAATTAACCCAATTACCAATTTACCAGGTATCGGTTTAGTTGTATTTGGACAGAAGACTCGTAACCCAACTACAAGCAGTTTGGATCGTATTAATGTAGCACGTTTAGTTAACTTTATACGAACATCACTTGCAAGAGTTGGAGATGGATTCTTGTTTGAACCAAATGATAAGATAACAAGAGATCAAATCTCAAATATTATTAGTGGCTCACTAAATGATTTAGTTTCTAAACGTGGTCTTTTTGACTACTTGGTAGTTTGCGATGATTCAAATAATACTCCGACACGTATTGCACGTAACGAGTTGTATGTTGATATTGCTATTGAACCAATGAAGGCAGTTGAATTTATCTTCATTCCAATTAGACTTAAAAACCCAGGTGATATAGCCGCAGGTAATTTATAATAGTAGTATATAATGGAGCCTTCGGGCTCCATTAGTAACATGGGTATTTTCGATAAATACTTATAACAGGAGAACATAATATGGCAATATCGTCATTAAACAGATTTACAGTACCTTTGAGTACAGACCAGAGTGCAAGTACTCAAGGTTTATTAATGCCAAAGATGAAATACCGCTTCCGGGCGATATTTGAAAACTTTGGTGTTAGTAGCGAAAAAGTGGAGCTCACAAAACAAGTAGTAAGTATTGCCAGACCAAATCTTAACTTCGACCCAATTACACTTGATGTGTATAACAGTAAAGTTAAGTTAATAGGTAAACCAACCTGGCAGGATATTTCAGTTTCATTGCGTGATGATGCAGGCGGAAACGTTAGTAAACTTGTTGGAGAACAAATTCAGAAACAATTCGACTTTGCAGAACAAGCATCAGCAAGTGCAGGTATTGATTACAAATTTGTTCTTAAGTTTGAAATGCTAGATGGTGGTAACGGAGCCAATGAAGCTAATGTTTTGGAAACGTGGGAACTATATGGTGCATTGGTAAGCCAAGTAAACTACGGTGACATGGACTACAGTTCAAATGATCCTGCCACAATTGATTTAACAATTATGTATGATAACGCAGTCCAGACACCAACTGGTACAGGCGTAGGATCAGCAATAGGAAGAACTTTAGGTACACTAGTTACAGGCGGTGGTTAATATTTAAAGTAGACATCAAGAAAATACCCGGACAAAAAATCCGGGTATTTTTTTGGGATAAATACCATATAAGGCTCTATATATGGCAAATATTTTTGACGGATTTTTAAAACAATTAGGTACTGGCGATACAGTAAAAGACTACAAACACGCCAGTAGACTAATGGTCACTGACAACTATAGGTTGTCTCCTAAGTATACATGGCTATATCATGTATTCTTTGACTTTTCTAGTGTAGCATCGTATGCCAAGACCAAGCAACTAGAAACTGGGATGTTGGTTAAAGCAGTTACTTTGCCACGATACACAATTGATAATACAGAATTAAACAGTTACAATAGAAAAGATATTGTTCAAACAAAATTACGTTATCCTTCAATTGATATTGAATTTCATGACGATTCAGCAGATGTAGTTAGACACTTTTGGTTTGACTACTTAACACATTACTATCGCGACACAGATTTAGGTTATAAGTCATCGTCGGGATCTGAATCGGGCCAAGTAAACAGTGTCTATTATGCAAACTCCAAGTATAGACCGAGGGTAGAGGGCGGAGATGTTTTTGTACCAGGGTTTATGAATGCAGGAGGAACCACAGGGTTAAATGACTTTGGTTATGCCCCGAGAGTCCCATCATCATTTGGTACACCACAATACTTAAATGCCATTAGAGTGTATAGCTTACATCAAAAAAGATTTAGTGAATACACGTTAATTAACCCTATAATTACAAAATTTGAACACGGTAATCATGATGCTAGTCAAAATGCTACATTAAGTCATAGGATGACAGTTGACTTTACAACAGTCTTGTACGCAACCGGAGACGTCAATCCCTCAACAGTAGTTGGCTTTGGTGATTTACATTACGACAAGTCACCAAGTCCGCTTACACCGCAAGGCGGCGGGGTAGAAAGTATATTGGGCCCAGGAGGTTTCGTTAACGCAATTGACACAATACTATCTGAAAGTGGCATAAGTGGGCCCAGGGGAACAGATGCCGCTGGCGTAGGCAGTGCATTGTTTACCGCGTTTAGAACTTTTCAAAATCTAGAAACTAATAATACAGATCTTAAAGGACTTGCTGAAACAGAGCTAACACAACAAATTAAAAGCATATTAAGTGGTCAAGACCCAAGGAATACTGTGTTTGTGCCAAACAATAGTTCTGTAGAATTTAATGATGCACAAACACAAATTAAACTAGACAATCCAACGGCACAACAGAGCAACCCTGGATCTAACAATTTAATAAGCAACGGCATATCATTAGGTGCAATTCCGGATATATTCCAGTCAGTGACTTCACCGATAACAGGAACTCCAGGATTT